AATATGAAACAACAAGTTAAGATAAGTAAAGTAAAGGGAAACCCTAGCAATCCTAGAATCATTAAGAATGATAAATTTAAAAAGCTAGTAAAGTCTATACAAGAATTTCCTGAAATGTTAAAGCTAAGACCAATAGTAGTTGATGAGGACTTTATGGTGCTTGGTGGCAATATGAGATTAAAAGCAAGTAAAGATGCAGGACTAAAAGAAGTATGGATAGAAGTAGCTGAAGGACTAACTGAAGAACAAAAGAAAGAGTTTATAGTAAAAGATAATGTAGGATTTGGCGAATGGGATTGGGATGTATTGGCAAACGATTGGGATGATGTTAAATTAGAAGATTGGGGATTAGAACTAAGGATTGATGATGTGATTGATAGTTTAGAAGAAGATGAAGAAATAGAAATACCTCAATCAGTACAATTAGAACCACCAAAAGAATATGTAATTATAATGTGTGAACCTAACTCTGTAGAATGGGAAGAACTGAAAATGGATTTAAAATTAGGAGTAGTAAGAAAGGGAGGGTATAAAAAAGGATCTGCATTTGATGCAATAAGTTTAGAAAGAGTATTAACATATAAAAATTTTAAAGAAAGATATGATAATAGCGATACCAAGTAAAAATAGGGCAGGAAGAACAACTAGTCAAAAGGTTTTACCTAATGCCACTTTCTTTGTGCCTGAAAGTGAGGTACACCAATATAAAAGTTACATAAAAAATGTAATAGGAGTACCAAAAGAAGTAAAGGGAATAACACCAACAAGAAATTGGATATTAAAAAATACTGATGAAAGATATATAGTTTTTATTGATGATGATGTTAAGACTTGCGGTTATTCGAAATTAGAAGAAAGGAAAACAAAAAAAATAGAAATAAGGGATGAAGATTTTTGGAATGAAGAATTTTTAAAATTTTTCGGGTTATGTGAAGAATTAGAATATAAAATGTGGGGGGTGCGAACAGAAAGCAGTCCTAGAGGTGTATATCCTTATAAACCTATTTTATTTAGGACTTACTTAACTGCTAGTTGTATGGGATTAGTAAATGATGGCGAATACTATTTTGATGAAAGCTATATAGTAAAAGAAGACTATGAAATTTGCTTAAGGCATATAAAGGATAAGGGAGGAATATTAGGAATAAGATACTTGCATTGGGAAAATGAGCATTGGGGAACCGATGGGGGTTGCAAAGACTACAGAACAATTGATATTGAAAAAGAATGTATTAAAAAACTTATTAAACAATATCCTAGAATGGTAGCAAGTGCTAAAAGAAAGAACAATGAATTTTGCATAAGATTAAACTTATAAAATGGAACAGAATAGAACAAAGATTAACAAAGAGAGATTGCTCAAAGCACTAGAAAGTTCTTTAGGAGTAATAACAACAGCTTTAAAAGCAACTGACCTAAGCAGAACAAACTTTTATAAGTGGCTAAAAGAAGATGAAGAATTTAAAGCTCAGGTTGAAGAAATAGAAAACATACAGCAAGACTTTATTAAGTCTAAGTATTATGAATGCGTAAAAGACAAAGTGCCATCAGTTGTAATACACGCTGCAAAGACTAGACTTGGTTGGAATGAAACAAACAAGGTAGATTTAACATCAGGTGATGAAAAGATAAAAATAAACATTGACCTTAGAGATTAATCCAGAATTTACTAAGACACAAAAAGAGTGTTTGAATTACCTGTTTGACAACAAGACTAAAGAAGTATTGTTTGGTGGTGCAGCAGGTGGTGGTAAGTCTTGGGTTGGTGTAAGCTATTTAATCTTAATGGCTTTGCAATATCCAAAGACTAGATACTTAATGGGGCGTTCTAAATTAGATGCTTTAAAAAAGACAACACTAAATACATTCTTTGAAGTATGTACAGCTTGGAATTTAAAAGCTATTGAAGATTACACCTTTAATGGCTCAAGTAATGTGATAACCTTTTACAATGGTTCTGAGATAATACTAAAAGACTTGTTCTTATATCCAAGTGATAGGAACTTTGATAGTTTAGGTTCTTTAGAAATAACATCAGCTTTCATAGATGAAGCAAATCAAATAACTGAAAAGGCAAAGAATGTAGTAGCTTCAAGACTTAGATATAAGTTAGATGATAATGGGCTTATCCCTAAAATGCTGATGACTTGCAACCCTGCTAAGAATTGGGTGTACTCAGAATACTACAGACCTGCAAAAGACAATACAATAAAACCCTACAGAAAGTTTATCCAGTCTTTAGTAGGTGATAATACTTACATTTCAAAGCATTATGAAAAGCAGCTATTTGAATTAGATGAACTTAGCAAACAAAGACTGCTTTATGGTAATTGGGAATATGATGTTAGCAATGACAACCTAATTGAGTATGATGCAATACTTAGCCTATTCAATCAAAAAGGAATAGATGGTGATAAATACATAACTTGTGATGTGGCACGTTTTGGAAGCGATAAGACGGTTATAATGCTTTGGCAAGGGTTACACCTTAAATATGTTAGAACGTTGCTTAAAAGCGCTGTAAATGATGTTGTGGATGAAATTAAGAAGCTACAACAAGAGAACCAAGTTAATCTAACTAACATTATAGTTGATGAAGATGGTGTTGGTGGGGGTGTTAAAGATTACCTAAGATGCAAAGGTTTTACTAATAATGCAAGAGCTTTAAAAGGTGAAAACTATCAAAACCTTAAGACGCAGTGCTATTACAAGTTAGCTGACTTAATTAATAAAGGTCAAATAGGTATAAGCTGCTCAGATGTTAATGTGAAGAATTACATCATAGAAGAATGTGAGCAAGTAAGAACAAAAGATGCTGACAAAGATAATAAGCTCCAGATAATACAAAAAGATACAGTCAAAGGAATACTAGGAAGATCTCCTGACTACTCAGATGCTTTAGCAATGAGAATGTATTATGAAATAGACGGAAACTTTGGAAAGTATTTTGTGCAATAAAAAAAAGGGGTTGCCCATTACAACCCCTTAACCAAACTTAAGAATAGAAGAAAACGTGGCGAATATACAAACTTTAAACTAAAAAACAACAATTTCTATTATATTATGATGAAAGTCAAAATCAAGAAGGATGGCAAGACAGAAGAGTTTAAACTTATAAGCAGTTGGTCAGATGTTAATCTGGAAACCTGGCTAAAATTAATTGAGTTTGAAACAGGAAGCAAGACGCAAGAAGCAGAAGGAACAATAGCAGCTTTGTCAGATATGTCTAAGCAATTAATAAATCAGCTTAGTCTAAAAGATGTAGCTGTTATTATGGAAAAGATAGCAGAGTTTCAAGCAGGGCAAGATAGTTCTTTAAAAAGGATAATTGAAATAGAAGGTGTTGAATACGGATTTCATCCGAATTTGGATGATATTACTCTTGGTGAGTATGCCGATCTGGAGACGTTTATAAAGAATGGAATAGAGAAACATTTGCCTGAGGTTATGGCGGTTCTTTATAGAAAGGTAACAGAGAAAACTGATAGTGGAGTTTATACTATTGAAAAGTATGGAGGGGATTTAACTATAAGAGCCGAACAAATGAAAAAGATGTCAGCAGAACAAGTGCAAAGTGCGCTGGTTTTTTTTTACAGTTTCGTCAGCGTATTGTCAGTGACTTCGGAATCATATTTGACCAAGAAGCTGAAGGAAATGAAGACTCAATCGTCAGTGAAAGTGTAGGTGAAAAGTGGGGATGGTTTGGTGTTATGCACCGATTATGTAATGAACAGATTGTAAACTTAGAAAGGATAACGAACTTAGGGCTTTTAGAATGTTTAACTTGGCTCAGTTATGAAACAGATTTGAACGAAAGTCAAAAAATGAAATTAAATGGTAAGTAACAAAACTTATAACAACGTACTCAATACTCTTTTGAGAATAGGAGAGTACCACAAGAATATTAGTACAACCTCAGTAGGTGATATTTGGTCAATCAATCTTGAGAAAATGCAGAAGTTTCCATTACTACATATTAATCCTATTTCAGTACAGACAAGTGATGCTACACTAACTTACAACTTTCAGATATTTATTATGGATATGGTAGATGAAAA